TCTGTACCGCACCCGACCGGCTGGAGACGTTGCCGGGCAATGCGCCGCCGCTGACGCTTCTGGTTTGCGCACCGGGAGCGTTGACGCCGCCCTGCACCGTATTGGATCGGCTGGAGACGTTGCCGGGCAATGCGCCGCCGCTGACGCTTCTGGTTTGCGCACCGGGAGCGTTGACGCCGCCCAGCAATGTACCGGATCGGCTGGAGACGTTACCGGCGAGCGCGCCGCCGCTGACATTGCCCACACCCGCCCCGCCCACGGAGACATCGCGATTGAGCCCTTGGCCTGCGCCGGTCACATTGCGGTTGATCGCGTTTGACAAAGAGCTGACCGCCCCAGGCAGCGCGCCGCCGTTCACGCTGGTAGCACCAAGCCCACCAGCATTAACGCCGCCTGTTGGCACGTTGACGCGGGCGCTGGTGGCCTGCTGGTTCTGCCGGGCAATAGCTGACTGGTCGATATTGCCGGACAGATCGCGATAGTTTGAATTGAGGGCGGCCGGCGACACAGAGCTTTGCAACTCGTTGCGGCCCGGCGCGGTGACGCGGCCAATAGAGCCCGCATCAGCGATTTGGCCCTGCAAGGTGGGAGCGATAGCCGAGGCGAGGCCGTCCGTGGCGAGGCTTTGCCGGGTTTGCGTCAGCCCGTCGAAGTTCAGGCGCTCCTGGGGGAGCTGGTCGATCAGGTGATTGACCTGCCCGCCGAGGCGTTCCGTCACGTCCTGCTGGGTGTCATAGATGCGCTGGCCCTGCGGTGACAGTTGCGTCACCTGGGTCATATTATAGAGCGGGTCGGTGTAGGGGTTCACCCGGTTTGGGTTATTGCCGTACTCCATCACTGAGGCCGGAGACAGGCCAAGGGTATTGGTATCGAAGGTTGAGCCATCGGCCATCTGGATCATGCGCTGCGGCCCGCTATTCTGCAGGCCCGGCGGCAGGCCGGGCTCGCCCATAGGTCCGCCATTGGTCGGAGCGGCAGGCGCGCCCCCTGAGACTGGAAGGCCGGGCCCCGCGCTATATTGGCGCTTCATCACGCCGGTTTCGCCTTTGCCGCCGCCTGATGGTGGAGGCATCACGCCGGTTATGGGCAGGCTAGGCGCGGGCGCAGGTCCGCCGTTGTTCAGTCCGACGACAGGCTGCGGCTGGCCGACATAACCCGGCATCGGGCCGGTGCCCTTTGGCTGCGTCGGTGACGGAGCGGGCGCCGGTCCGCCGGTAGGAGGCAGAGGAGCGGGCGCAGGTCCAGGCGCGGGCGCTGGGCCCGGCGCTGGAGCGGGCGCGGCTGTTGGCGATTGGCCAGCGGCGCGAGGCGGTGGGCGAGCCCAGGAGGCCGGCGGCGCGGCCTGCCCCCCAAACTGCCAATAGGTTGAACCGCCCGGCCCCTGAGTGCTGTAGCGATTGATGAGCGCAGTCTCGCGGATCGCCTCGCGGTTCGCTTCTGATTGGGCATCCGCGGTCACATAGGGATTAGGCGGCGCGGGCGTTTTTGGCGATGATTTTCCCATCTCGGCGGCTCCATTTCGTTTTGGCCTGGTGGCGCAGATGTTGCGCCGCCTCGTCGGCCAATAGGCTGTAGATTTTCACATCGCCGCCATCGACGCCTGCAGAGCGTAGAACGCCCTCATGCTTGAACCCTAACCGCTCCATAAAACCCCATGAAGCGGGATTGTCCACATGTGCGCTCCCGACCAGGCGGCGAACGCCGAGCTGCTCGAAAGGATACCAGAGAAACCCGGCCAGGTTGCCGCGCGTCAGCCAGTTGCCGACCCCGGCGCAGCTGAGTTCTATCGAGAGGCTCACCGGTCCGACGGTGCGCAGATCGTGATAGGCGCACGCGCCGACAATGACGCCAGCCCTCACGGCGCAGATCACCGGATCAGCGGGGTTGTGGGCGTAATGCTCTATGTGGCGAGCCAGAAAGGCGTGGCCAGCCATGTCTTCACCAACAACCAGCATCAGAACCCTCCCCCCATCTCGTAGGTCACTTGGCAGGACTTCCATTCGTAATATGCGTTGCACGCGACGCGGATCGTCAGCGACATCGCCGAACCGACGGCGCCGATTGAAACCCAGTCTGCATGGACTTCCGGCCCCGAGCCCCAAATGCCTTGATCCCAAATCGACGTATCCCAAATCCCGACGCCCGGCTTGATTTCAAAATTGGCCGAGCTGCTTTTAATCTGCGGATCAAAATCAACCGATATAGCGACCGCCACAGCCGGCGGTGTTTTCGAGGTCGTGAAAATCGGCTTCATCAAGCCAAAGAATTTGATTGCGCCCGGCGCGCCTAGATAGGTCCAGGCCAGTTGACCGTCGCAAACAATGGCATTGCCGTTGTCCGTCTGGCCGGTATCGCCCTGGTAGACCTTGCCGTTAGCACCGCCAAAGTAAAGATCGCCCGCCCAAACGTGGAAGGTGTAACCGTTGACCTTGCGAAACCGCGTCCAGGCGCCGGTTCCGGTGTTCATCACATGCTGGTCATAGCTCCCATTGGAACGGGGTATGTTGAACAGGAGCATTTGACTGCCGGGATAGAATGTCGCCTCCCATCCGGCATTTGCCTCATAGCGCTGTGCGGCCGCGACGGCTTCGCCCCGGATCAAATCGCTGATCGCGCCCTGCGATGCGCCCAGGCTCATAATGCGCGCCACAGACAGGTAGCCGAGGCGGGTCATAAAGATGACATCGGAGGAGTACCCGACCACAGCGCGATAGCCCAATGGCGGCGATGACCGAAAGCGCCCGACCAGCGCCCAGTCGGCGGCGCCTGGGTCAGTGCCCCGGTAAACGATGATGTCGCCGGTCGAGGTGAACAGCACCAGCATATCGTCCGGCCCGTCACCGGTATCCTGCGAGAGCGATGCGATCCCGACCAGGCGGCCGCCGAAGTTGCCGGCACCGGCCAGATCGAACGCCGTTACCGCCCCCGTCACCGCATCCAGTCCGCCATACCAGATTTTGAGCGTGTTCTTCTCGATGAAGTAGAGGCGGTTTTTATAGGCATACGGCACAATGAGGTTTGCGATTGTGGGCCCGGTCCACGCGGTCGCGGTCAGCGTGGACCCGTCCCAGTCCTGCGGCGCGTCGGTGCCATTGACCAGAAACACACGGCTCGCAAACTGGGTTGTCTGCCAGGTATCTTCTGTGAAGCCTGATCCAATCGTCGCGGGCGTGGCCGTCGTCACGTTGATCAGCTTGCCAGCAGAACCGGCGATGAGCTGCGAGATGGTGCCGGTTTCCAGACTGGTCAGCGTTTCGATCAGCGTCGTTTCGGTCGTGTCGCAATGCTCAACATATCCGCCCCGCGTTGCCACGTCGCTATCGCGCGGAAACCAGTTGTCCAGCTTGATCGCATAGCCCGGTTCCATCGCATCCAGCGCGTCGCGAGCGTTCCAGCCGCGAGTAGGCGCCCGCACCGCGTCCTGGCGTGCGCGCTTCTGGCGGGCATATCTGGCGCGGCGTTGCATTACAGGTTCCAGCTCCCCTCGGCGACGCGACTGCGGCGGCGATCTGCTGAGGCGTCTTGTGTCAGCCGGCCCTGAACGCGGTCATTGCCAAACGCGGCATCGACTGCGGCCAGATACTCGGCCTGCTCTGTCTCGAACGCGAAGCCCTTACGGTCGAGGAAGCGATAGGCGATCCCCAGGCGCAGCAAATCCTCGCCGATGGGGAATGTGTCAGTGTCGGCCAGAAAGTCCGTCTGGCCGGCCCCTGCGGCGCTGGAAGCCCATTGGTTCGTGATGTACTCGAAGGCGATGGTTTCCCCGGCGGCCGGAGCGGGCAGGATAAACAGCGATCCGCCGCGCAGCCGGTAGCTATCGCGCAGCCGCGTCGATGACATGGCCAGATCGCCCTGGTGCGAGACTGGCGAGCGTGGGCCATCGACCGGCCTCTGCTGGGTCCGGTTGAACATGCTCTCTGAAATCATCCGGTCATAGTCGGTAACAAGCGTGGTCAGCACGCCTTGATTTTCCGCGGCGATGGTCGTGATGGTCGCCTCGCGCAGCTGCACCTGCCATTCAAAATCTCGGTTCAATTTGCGGGCGGTCACGCGAGCGAACGACAACAATTGCTTGATAGTCGGGTCCGTCGATAGAACGATCCCGTTCGGCTTCGGAAAGCTGAAATCAAGCGCGACATCCTGAATGACAGAGAGAAGCGTCATGCGCGGCCCCTATGCTTCTGCGGCGCCGGAGCGGTGGCCTTCGGCGCGAGCTTTACGGTATCTTCCGCCGTGGCTGCTTTCAGCTGGGCAGATACATCGGCCAGCTGCGCGGTCAGTTCGGCCAGCTGCGCCGATTGCTCGGTGTTCACACTCTTGAGCCGGGCGATGGTTTCGGACAGGAGCGCGGCGCTCCCATTCTCCACAAACGCAATAGCCTTTTCCCGCAATAGCTGGATGCCCGGCGTCGGACAGGCGGCAGCGGACAGGCCGGCCAGTTCCTCGACCGTGCGGATTGGTGGCTTGTGCGCTTTCAGAACGATGATGTCATGGCGCTCCACAGCCGGGAAGACTTCGAGCGGCGTACCGTCCAGGCTGCGCCCCTCGGCCTCGGCCCGCTTCCACGCCTCATAGCGCGGCGCATAGATCGCGCGGTCCTTGTCGGTCACTTCGCGCATGATTTCGAGCTTCTTGGTATGGCCCGGCAGAATGTGGACACACTCGACCTCACCAAAAACCGTTTTCCCGGCGGCCTCGCTGGCCGCCCGGTCTACCACCGGCTTGGTGTAGAATTTCACGATGTTATTTCCGTAATCGTCTTCGCGGGACATGGGGTTTCTCCTCCGCCTTGGATGATAAAACTGGCGGGAGCGCGAGCTCCCGCCAGATGCACTTACAGAGTTACGCCGACCGTCGGATGAGACAGGATGCCAGGCGCAGAGCCCGCCGATCCCGTTTCCGCCGTGGTCAGTGCCAGGCCGTTGATCGTCTCGGCGCCGACCGTGCCAGCGTCGTCAATCAAGCCAGCGCCAGCGGTCGAATGGACCGAGACATTAGCGGCACAGCTCGCGGCGGCGCCGATATTGTCGCACACGCCATTCACCTGCACCCAGCCATAGGCATTGTCAGCGAACGCCACAGCGGCGACGCCGACCTTTTGACCGAAAGCGCTTCCGCTGTTGGTCAGGTCCAGCTGGTCAGCTTCCCAGGTTTCATGGATCAGTACCACGTCGTAGGCGACGATTGCGCCGTCA